CCTATACCTCTGATTGAATCAGGAGTATCTATACCGAAACATGAGATTGGAAGTCCTTTATCAGTTCCAGTATTTGATAATACAGGTGAAGCTAGGTTTAACCAACCCTTCCACATGTACTTATAAAATTTATTTGCTAGATCAGGACGATCTAATCTTTTTGCTACTGCATCAGCAACTCTTCTGTATGCTTTCTTTGGATTCTCATCAGGTAGTAAATAACCATTTGAAATTGTTGCCAAAGATACTTCATTCATCCAAGAAGGGTAATCCTTCTCTGGCTCCCATTTACTGTAATCTATATTCATTTAATTTGGTTTTTGTTGTTTCCGTAATTTATATTTTCTTCGTACGTAATTAAACATCCTTTTAATTTTCCTCCTTTTACTGGAATTTCTGTATTTCTATTTCTCTTCAAGGTTCCTTCGTCATATGCTTTTAGTGCTTCTTTTAAGTTGTCAAATATTTCTCGACTTCTGTCTGGATGTATAATTATGTACTTTCCTTTTGATTTGCCATAATTACCCGCTAACTCCCCTGGCCTTTTCGTTCCAAAATTACCATTTGATTCACCTACTCTTGCATATTTTTCCCTTCTTCCTTCTTTTCCTAACGCATCTAAGGTACGTTTCTGTGATTGTTTACGTTTCTCAATAGCTTCTGGTGTACGTTGTCCTCCTGTATTGTTCAGTGTTCTCATGCTTTCAAGCCCTTGTTCTGAGTGATATTTTCCCTCGTACTTCTGTCTTTTAGTTTCTAAGGATTTTTCCATGTTTTTAGGAATACACATAGGATTTCTAGTTTTCATAATATGCCTTCTATCCTCAATGGTATACTTTTCAAATGCAAGCTGTATCCTAAGCCTTTCTCCTTCCACTGTTTTACCCGATAGCATCAGCCATGCGACTTTATCTTGTAACTTCCCAAGCCACTTGTATCGCAACCAATGTGCTGTAGCGTGGTCTTTCACCGATAGTCTCACTAAATTATCTTCTCCATTATCTCCTTGTTCATACCTTGGAACGATGTGATGTCGATGTGTAACTTCTTCTAATTTAGTAGTTTTTCTTTCTTGTAAGAACCTATTGTAAATTTCTTGCCAGTTTATCATGATATTTGTTTATAACAAATAGGCAAGAAAAAGATTTTTTTACTATTCGAGCAACATTAAAAAACGTTATTCGTATCCCAATCCATATGCCCTTTGCTGTACGAAGTAACTCTGACCGCGAAGAAATCAGAATGCATTTTACCTCCCGTTAAACTATCAAACCATAACATTTGTTTCAAAGCTCCTTTATCGATTTCTTCTGAAGGTATTAAGGGTTTCAATCCTAAATCTCCCATCTTAGTGTTTACTCTGTGTTTGATAAAGTTTTTTAATTCCTCTTTAGATAAATTCTCTAAATCTCCCATTTCAAATATCTTATCGATAAAATTGAATTCTAGTTGAAGAGCAAGGGTTGCTGCTTGTCTAATATCACTGATAAGTCTTTCTGTTTTCAATTCTGGATATTCTTGCATTAATTGTCTAAATAACCAACAACCTGCTTCTGAATGAAGTGATTCATCTCTTACAGACCATTCTACTATTTGTCCTACTCCTTTTAGCTTATTTCTCATTTTAAATGATAATAATACTGCAAAAGAAGAAAATAAATTTACTCCTTCGGTAAATGCTGAGAATATTGCTAGAGATCTAGCAGCTTCATGCCAATCTGTTTCTCCGCTATTTCCGTCACGAACATCCATTAAAGATTGAATTTTAGCTGCAGTTGATTCGTCTTCTAGGAATTCTGCAAAATTATCCAATCCTAATTGTTCGTTTAATAGAGCATATGCTTCAGCATGAATTGTTTCAAAGGCTCCAAAGGTAACTGCCATCATAATAACTTCCGGCTTTCTAAACCATTTTGTTACTAAGGATGTCCAGTAATCATTTACTACTGTTTCTGTTTGAGCAAAGCCTTTTAAGATTCCTCCTATAACATTCTTTTCGTGCGGTTTAAGATTCGAATTCCAATCTGTTACGTCTTGTGACATTGGAACTTCTGTATGTAACCAGTGAGCTTGGTGGGCTTTCAGCCAGTAATCGTGGGCTTGTGGATATTCAAATGGTTTGTAAACTATGCGTTCGTCTTTTAGACTCATATTCGCTTTTTTTAATATTCGTTATAGATTATGACTGTAGAAATAAATAGGCTTCTAGAATGGAACTTCACTCTGTAATTCGAAGAACTTATTAGCTATTTCTTTATATCCTCCTCCTGGTCTTTCATTGTTATCATCCAAAATTGCACTACCTAATATCTCAATATGACCATTATTTGTATCTACTTTAGCATCGTAGGTCATTCCGTCCATTCCGTATCTATTCTTCATAACGTGAATTCTTCCTGTACCTAATACTTTATCTTCTTTCTTTCTTGATAAAGATAAACAGATATCTGCTACCATCATCTTATCGTAAGAACCTGCTGCTTTATCTCCTTCGATGACATCATCCTTTGCTCCCATTCTATTAACTTGAGATGGTGTTAGAATAGGTATTTTTAATTCCTTAGCTAGTCCTTTTGTTGCAATGAATACATCATCTATTTCATCTTTTCTCTCTGTGAAACGAGATTTCGAAGGTGCTTTTAAATAGTCAACATAATCAATAATAACAAGATCTGGTTTATGATCCATATCAATACATTTTTGAATATGTGATTTAATTGTATTTACTGAAGCTCCTTTTGGTGGATATTCTTTTACGATTAGTTTTCCTTTTAAATTACTAACAATTTTTTCTACCTCTGGTCTATGTTTGTTTACTTCTTCAATTGAGTAACCTGTAAAGTAGCAGTCAAATCGTTTACCTACATAATCTTCTCCTAATTCTAAAGTATAGTAATTTACATTGAATCCTAATTGGACAGCATGTGCTGCTGCTGCAACCATAGTCCATGACTTTCCTCCTCCTGGATTACCAAACATAATAATTAAATCTCCTGGTCCCCATCCTCCTTGAATACCGTCATTTAATACAGGCCATGGAGTAGGAATGGTTGGTCTATAATCTTGTCTATATCGTGATTCAACATCCTTATTATATTCATGACCGATATTTTTATCCATACCGGCTCTCATTGCTTTCTCAATCATATTCCGGATTCCGTCAAAGTCTCCTTGATTTAATAAGTCTGCTGAGTTTAATAATGCTGCTTTTAATTCCTGATTTTTACAGAAGGTTATAAACTCTTCTTGAACATAAGCTAAATCTTCTTGAGTTGATTCGTAACAACCTCTTAATTCAGATTTAACTGCTGTTTGTAAAATATCGTTATCTACTTTTTGTAATTCTACTTTTAAAATATCCATCGTAATTGTAGTATGGTATTTATCAAAGTATTTTATAAGTGTTTCTATAATCCACTTATGTGCGTCTGAATCAAAATATTCAGATCGTATTAAGTCTCTTGCATTAAGGATAAACTTTTTATCGGTAAGGAATGCTCCCAATACCTTTAATTGGAATCCTTTTCCGTACTGCGATAATTTTGATAGGCTTGTCAATGTATATAACTTTTATTGGTTAATAACTTATTTTTGGTATGTTGAAAGCGGTCTGAATAATTCTAACCATCCTTCAACGTTTTTGTTTAGAGCTTCGATTTGATCTGACTCTAGCATTTTTAAAAAAGTAATTACCTGTAAAGAAGGTATTGGCTCTTTTATCTTGTCTAATATATGAACTATTTCATAATCTCCCAACCTTGGCTCGGATAAATTCATTAATTCATAATTAGTTTTTACTTTATCCCAATCGTATAGTATTTGTGCAAATACTTTCTTAGTTTGTAATTTTTGCTCACATATTTCGTAAATGTCCCAAAGTGAAAATTTTGGATCGTCTATAATACGTGAGAATTCTTTTAGAAGGGTTTTAGGTCCTAATCCCTTAACTCCTGTTAAGTTATCTGAGCTATCCCCTAGCAGTGCTTTCATTATTAGGTAATTCTCAGGAATCATACCTATTTCTTCCTGTACTTCCTTTTTTCCATAGGTTTTTTTCTTGATAGGCGAATAAACTTGTATATTTTCATCTACTATCTGTAAAAAATCTTTATCAGAAGAAACAATTGTTACTTTTTTATTGTTAGCTCCAAATTTCTGAGCTAGATACGAAATTGTATCATCTGCTTCTATCTTATCAATGGAAATTAAAGTAAGTGGTAAGCATTGTAAGTATTCAACCAATCGTCCCATTTGCATTGTCATGCTTTGGAATTCATCGTCCTTATCATCGAATATTTCCCAATTGGTAATCCTTTTAATATTCCTATTTGCTTTGTATTCAGGATCAATATTCTTTCTACTTGAAGAGGAAGCTTGTCCATCAAATACGCAAATAATTCTAGTAGGGTCAATTGTTCTACTTAGAAACCCTAACGACCTTAAAAAACCAACAAGACCACCGGTATGATGGCCCTTTGGGTTGATCGATTGCAACATTGCAAATGATCGTATGAAAGTATTCATACTATCTACAATTAGTACATGATCATTAAGTTTTCTATCTGGTTTTTGTTCGATTTTATTTAGTATGTCTAAATAACTAATCATCGAGCATTTCTATATCAGTTCTTACATCTTCTCCTACTTCAGCTTCGATTGTAACTGTAAAGTCTGTTGTTCCTAAAGTGTTAGCCCAGGATCCTTTATGAGCATCTTTATAGTTATCAATTGCTCTCTTATCGTCAGCAATAAATCCATGACTAGTCATAATGATTGCTCCTCTAGACTGAATTCCATCGATATGGTTCTTTTCTATCTGAACTTTAGTTCTTTTAGCAAATTCAAATTCCTTACCTTTGTTTACAGCTTTAATTTTAGAAGTACCTGAATTAGTAATATTTCCAAAGGTAATAATAACTGTTGCATCATACCACATGGTTTTTCCTCCTTTATTTTCCAAACGAGGTTGCCCCATTGGATGTTCAGGTTTTGCAGTCCAGACTTTATTAATAGCTACTAGGGTATTTGTATACTTGCTTGCTTCTTTTCTTGATAACATAATCTTTTGATTTACGTTATTTCCAAATTGAGTAGACATAGCTCCTGCATTCCATTCGTTATTATTTTTATTTGATCTTACTGATAGGTCACTTGGGACTGATCCAACTGAATCCCATAAGAATAATAAGTCGTAAGGAAGATTTCCTTTTTTCTGTTCATCAACTAAGTCTAAGATGTATACTGCTACATCCTCGATTGTATTTAGGGTTCCTCTATCTGCATATAGGAAAAATCCTTTATAGTCAGTTATCTCTCCTGTTTCCTCATCAACTACTTCTTCAACTTCAAGTCCCATCATCTGAGCATGTGGCCAGGACCATTTCATCTCAGTAATAATAAATACTGGAAGGATACCTTGTTTTTGAGCATTAACTGCTGCTTCCAAAAGTAGTGTAGTTTTACCTGTATCGGAATGCCCTCTTAAGAGAGTTATATGCCCCATAGGAATTCCTTTGAGAGATGTCACTTCCGAGAAAGCATCTGATACTTTAATCCAGCCTTGTTCTTTAAATTTAACAGAGGAATTGCTAAAACCTTTATTTTTTTTAAAATTATCAAGACTAAAACCGCCTTTGATTATTTCGCTAGCGGTTTTTGGTGTTGTTTTCTTTCCTGCCATTCTTAGTTGAATAAGTCGTCGAATTTACTTACTGTATCTTTTTTACCAGTAGCTGCAGTTTCTAAAGTAAAGTCTGTTTTATTACTTCCTAAAGCCTTATCTAAGTTAGTTTCTTCAGTAAGTGGTGGAGTTACCGGGGCAATTGCTTCCGTAGGTTCAGCTGGTGCTGCTTCTACTTCTCCTGGGTTTAGATATCCTTGTAGTTGCTTTTTAATATACTCGTAATCAAACTGAGTAAATGTATCTTCTGGGTTTGGTTGTTCTTTTAGCCAAAGATCTACTTTTACATTATCTGCTGATAATGGAGAAGTTTTAGGTTTAATACGAACAGTTGTTGTTGGATAGGGATTTCCTGGTGTTTGTTCAACTACCATATCATATCCATTCATTACGTCTGTGTAATCTCCGATATCTTCATCTTCTGCTAAAGCTAATAATGCTTTATAGATATTAGTACCGAATGACCATAACCTAACTCCTTTATCTTCTTCTCCTCTTACAATAACAGGAGCAAATACTCTAGTCTTTGGAGATAGTTTTCCTGATAATGACCAGTTTTCTTTATCAGAGGTCTTTCTTAATTCTTTTACGAATTCTTCAATTGGATCTTGCTTACCGAAATTCGATAAAGCGATCATTGGAAATTTACCGATGTTGTAGTGGAACTTTAATTCCTTGAAAGGAAAGGATGGATCGTAAACGGAAGGTACAATTCTTACGATATGTTTTCCATTTGTTGGTCTCCAGAAGATTTTCTCATAATCTACTTTTTCTCTTTCTTGACCGTTGTTGTTCAGTCCAGCCAATTTTGACTTAATTGCATCTAAATTCATTTTTTACTTGTTTTAATTTAACTTTAATTTAACTTGCTTTTTCTTGCTTAATTTTTCTTGCTCTGTCTTGCTCTTCTTTAATTTAATATATGAATTCTTTTTGTATTCTACAACTCCTTTCTTTTCTTTTTAAAAATTAATACTCCGTGACTTAACTATATTAGACAAGGATAGCTACCTATGTGGTAGCTTCTCCTATATTCTCTTTATGTTTTTATGTGTTTTTAATAACGTTTTTCTTTATTATAAATAGTAACTTTTTACCGAAAACCCTATAATTCTACTATACGATATAGCTTTGTATTTACTCTTTTTAGTTCTGGACCTTTTGTTAATAGTATGCAATTTGCATAATCAGGCCAGTTAATTTTAAAATTTTTATCTAATGTTCCTCCATTAAGTGATTCAATTAATCTATTTAAGGAATTGATTGTATAGAGGGTATTTGATTCTTTCTTTCTATGAACTAAGACTGTATTTGGAATAAAATTTGATACATTATCTAAGTCAACATTATATGTAATTACAAATTCCTCTTGGCTTTTTGCATACAATATAAATATCTTATTGTAAATTATTTTATATCTGTCTTGAATTGTACTCAAAGTCCCTTCTAGGGTTTCTTCGGTAGAAAAAGTACAGACGAGTTTATTTGACATAGTTAGTAGGTTGTAATCATATTCGATATCGTAATCGAATTGTAATGTATTTGTTGCTTCTTGTATCATTTATAAATATAGCTTTTTTATATTAACCTACTCTACTCTAATATAAGTAAAATATCTAGAGTTTACAACTCCCTTTGTTTACAGTTTTGAAAATGCCACCTTTTCATAGAATTACCTCCTTGCTTACTGCAGTGTGGACAAATAACTACTGTTTGAGGTCCATATGGTTTTCTAGGTCCTGATATTGCTTCTCTATGTTCTTTTGTTTTTGGACTTTTCATTTTTTGGATAGTACTACTAGTGTGATGTTTTCCAAACATAAAGTGATTCTGACCTGACATTGCTTCTGATCTTTTTTTGTTTGAACTCTCAGATGCTGGTATACCTTTATTCCATGGTGATTTATTATACTGTGGGTTATTACTTCCTAGCATCTTTTTTGATTGAATTTTTGAGAATACTTTTTTTGATTCTTCATAAGCTCTACTACTTACTCGGTAATCTCTACCCGGTCCTTTCTGATTACACATTCCCCAGAACGCTAATACTAATTTCTTATTTTGAGGATATATTCTATACAATAACCAGTGACATATAAAATGCTCCCTTGCTGTTAATTCTGCTAGGTTTTCTTTTTCATTACTTCCTCCCATGCATTTAGGGATAATATGATGCTTTTCCTTATAACCTTCTAGTTTTCTTTGTTTTGCTCGATCGATAATTTGATCGTAAATTTTTTGATAATTCATATTAAATAAAAAAAGGAGAAATTAAAAACAACTACCTGGTCCGTAGTAAATTTTTAAAATCTCCGTAATGTTTTTATCGGTAGGACCAGTACCTTCTATTTACTATAAATAGCAACTTTTTAACTAAACCCTTAAAAATCTAATGATTTTCCATATTCTATTTTTGTCGGATACCTTCCTTCCGATTCCATTATTCTTTGAATTTCTTCCAACGTTTCTTTTCCATCCTCTTTATTAAAATCAAATATTATTGCATCATAGACATATAGAGCTATTTTAGTTTTCTTTCCTCGTAAGTACTTTATTAACTGCTCTAATACTCTTATGTTTCTGCTCGTCTCTAAACTTTGCATAAGGTAGTTTAGTAACTTTTGTGGATGCATATCAGATAAATCCCTTGTAAATCTCTTTCCTGATATCGGATCTTGTATATAGCCTTGTTCTTTAAACTGCTTCCATAGCTGTGTTGTATACTTTTCCATTTTTTCAAATACCTCTAGGAAGGCATACTCAGGTGGTATCTTTCCATATATTGCTTGAAAATTAATCTGCTTTGCATTTGCATACTCCTCCTGTGTTATAACCTCTTTTTTAAAGTAAAGTCTTGCTAACTGGATGTGTGCAGATTCGTCGGTTAGTTCGTATCCTACCTGTTCGCACAATATCCTAAGATGGTAACCGTCATAATCATATGCAACAAAACAATCATTCTGAGGTATAATTGCTTTTCTAAATTCTTGTGCTTTAGGAATTGCAGCGTAATTCACAGAATTAAAAGCATTTGTTGGACGGGAGGTTGTATTATACAGATTATAAGAAGTATATGCTATATTATCTTCCATATTAAATACAGGATTATTTGGTTTAAATAAATCCAAGTATGGTTGATAAATTGTTCTTAGTCCGGTATGCTCTATTGCAAAAAATACTGAAGTGGCTATTTTATTGTAGAAATCAAATCCGTTTGGTATTGTATATTGTAATATGCAATCTATAGCTTTATAATCCTCTTCACATTTTTCATATAACTTTGAAATTGGAACTAATGCATTTACTTCTTTAAAATCATGCAATCTATTATAGAACCAGTTATATGTTTGATTATTTTTACCTAATTCTAATCTATCGTAATTAGTCATTGAATAAATTAACGATATATCTAGAACATCCTTTAATATAAAGTGGTACAGCAATTCTTTCTTATCTAATGTATAAAGTATTTTGTAAGATTTTAACAGCTCGTAGACACGATCTTTATCTACATTAAGTCCTTCATCATGATTTATTGGAATAATATATCCTTCCTCTTGATTTAATGGCCGAAGATATACTGCTATCGTTTTAGTTAGTATAGGATGGTAGTTATCGTTTGAGGAGATTACTTTTACGTATCCTCCTTCCTCACTATAACTTTTCAGCATCTCTAATTGCTGATCTGATTCAACGATGTAAAACATTTATATAACCTTTTCTTTAATATACGAAAAAAGGCCTGCAAAAGCAAGCCTTGTTGTATTTTTATTGTAGAACTAAATATCTTTTACCTGATCTACTGTAAACCCTAACTCTGTAGCTAGTTGTTCGATTTCCGGAATATCTTCTCCTGAGTATTCTGCTTCAATGGTTATTAAGTTTGCAATCTCTTCAACCTTACTAAAATATTCTTCACCTTTTAGTTGAGTGATTTTGCTCTTTAATATAGGTTGTTCCTGTTCTGCTTTATCATAACTATTTCCATATCCCTGATCTAAACTATAGTCGTTTGAAATATATGCTTGTACTAGTGTTAGTAAATCTTCACTTTCTTCTTTTAGTAGTTTTGAATTAGTAGTTAATTTATTCTCTACTAAGAATTTTTTTAAATTAAAATTTTCCATTTTGTTTTTATTTTTATATAAATAGTATTTATTTTCTTAAATCGAAATTAGCTTTTCTATCGTTTTCTAGTTTTATTTCAGGATCTTTTTCTACTTCTGTAGTAGTTGATAATATCGGTTTTTGATTTGTAGCTGGATCTTCTACAAGGAAGGAATAATCTGTTATAAATGTAGAAATTCCTGGCATCTGAGATTCTAAAGCTGTAATTGTTTTTTTATTCTTTGATGCTGCTCCTTCATATGGATATCCATTAAAATTTTTATCTTCGGCTGGTCCTTGTATGATCCAGTATACTGTTGCAAAACTCTTATTAGGGATTTCTTTTCTTATTGCTAAATAATCTTCTTTCGATACTTCTGTAATTTTCTTTGTATTATTTGCTTGGACAAAGTATCTTGTAATTGCCCCTTTATTTTTATCAGAGTTTTTTACTTTTGGTTTAAAAAAACTTTTTAAAGCCATAGATAGTAATGCTGTTGCAACAGTTAGTAGTTGGCCAGGTAATTCTGTTCTTACTTTTATCAGCTCTCCTCCTTTATCGTCTGGGGTTTTTCCTGCAAAGTACCTTTTTTTGTAATCTTCAAAATAATTACCTTTATAATCTTTACCTGTGTCTTTATATGCAAATTCTCCTCCTGGTGTAGATTTAGGTTCAGTATATTTTGTTTTTGCTATATACTTAACTTGTTTCGATTTTGTATCTCTATCTGTTGCCATAATTATGCGTATGCTGAATTATCTTTTGAAATATCTGCCCAGTATTTATTAAACTTAGCCTGTCTATCATCTAATCCGTTTGTACCTCCATTTACTCGTTGTGTAACTCTTCCTACATCTGCAGTTGTTATTCCTCCTGTCAATCCTGTTATGTTTCTGGATAAGTACTTCCACCAGTAGCATGCAGAATCAGCTGCAAAATAATCTCCTTCAAGTATCGAAGGGTTTGTCATTATATCTGCTTTAGATCCTGTACTTTTTAAATACTTACTGTATTTTGTGTAATTTTCTCTACCTGTAATTTGGATATACCCTCTTCCTTTAAACTTAACTCCATCTCCTGGCTGTGTATTCCCTAAATCTTTTCTTCCTTCATATGCTTTTCCTGATGCAAATTCTTTCTTCCATTGAAAGTTTCCTGATTCATGAGCACATTGAGCAAGAAAATGAGCTCTTTCTGTAGGAGCTGTAATTCCATACCTTCTCATAGCTCTTACAAGTTCAGTTGGTGGCGGCGGGGCTGGACCTTTCTTGGTTGTTGTACTAGATTTTGGAGTTTGTTTTTGCTCAGTTGAATAATTTCCATCTACTGTTGTAGCTGTTCCAACTGTTCCTGCTGCTGCTATTTCTTCTGCAGTAGGAGTATCAATAGTTAAAAATTGTGCGGCTATGTTTGTTAACCATCTACTATCTTTCCCTATAGTATGTTCTAGTCCAGTTATTAGGTATCCAAATTTTTCGTTATATTTACTTGGAAGTATTCCTGCATTAATTTTAAAACTCTCTGCTACCCTAAGTCCCCCTACTCCGTCTAATGTAATAGATAGTTCAACAGGAACTAATCCAGGTACTGGTTGGCTTTGTATTATTCTATTTTTATTAGCTTGATCTACTGTCCATTCCTTATGACAAGTTTTAGCCGTTTCTAATTCTTCTTTATCGTATCCTGTGTTTGAATTAAAATTTTGAAAAAAATCTATTACATCTGTTAACCAGTCAGCAAATCTCTCTGTCTTATCTTCTTCTTCTTCTTTTGCTGTCTCTTTACTAATACTTGATACATCTTTTGTAACTCTAATTCTATCAATGATTCCTGAGTTCCATTTTAGTATATTTTCAACATTTTCAGAATAGTTTTGTGTAGTTCCTTGGGCTGCAATTGATATTTGAGATCCCATTTCATTAGTTATTTTACTACTAATACTAACTTCACTGACGGTTGTTTTTACTCCTGAGATATTTATTACTGGAGAGATATCTCCTAATACTGTTGTATTTTTTCTATCTACTACAAAAAAAGTACCTCCATCATATTCATCATCGTATACTAATGCTAATTCATTAATACCTCCCAAAGCATCGTTCATTCCTTCAAATATACTTGTAAGTATGTCGGATAAACTTTTATTAAATTTTCCTTCTGTATCAAGTGCCTCATCCAATTTTTGCTTAAGGTACGGTATTGATACTAATATATTAAGTACATCATTTTTATATTTCTCATCAACTACAAGATTATTATGTATTGCATCAACTTTTCCTGGTACTACTGATAAAAAAAATGTCTTATAGGACCAATCTGATAAGGTAGGTGCTGTTGGTAGTACGCAAACTGTTGGGTCTATTGAAAAATGTGTAGGGAAGGTGAGTAGGTCTGATGATAGTTGTTGAACTTCCCCGTCCATTACGTATTCGTACTCTGTGTTAAATTTAAGGTATGTTCTAGAACCTGTGTCTTCTTCTTTTTTTGTATTATCAACAGGGACAACCATTTTATTTATAATATCTAAAAAAGTTCCTAACGTAATCCATTGCATAGGAGTTTCTGTATCAGAGAACCATCCATCATCTAATTGAATATCATCATAATATCCTGTAAATGGTTTTAGTACGGCAGCTAGATCTGGTGCTTCTGATGCTAGGTCATCTCTATTGAATGTACTGCCAAACATTGATCCCATTTTACCTAACTTAGCAAGTGCATAATGAAATATACTCTTTTTTTGTTCTTTTCCTTCTTCACTATCCGGATCATCATATTGAGCCTTATCTTTTATTCTTAATTTAGGATCAAAAGCTGATTTTATTAATTCAATAATTTCACCTGCAGATATAATGCTAATAGAGCATTCGTACTCTCCTGTAGGTTTAAAACTCCAATTAAAGTTTTTTATATTACCGAACATTGCATCGTAATTGTAATCTGATTGTTTTCTCGCTCTATCAATGTCGTTTAGTATCATATCTACTTTAACGTTTTTTCCGTAGAATAAGTTTGGAGATACAGTATGTACAGCTGTACTGTATGATCCATTATTCATAAAGTAAGCAGTATGTCCCCATTCTAGTAGAACTGAAAAACCTGGTCGTAGAAATAATTTTTCTATCATATCAAAATCCTCTAGAGTCCATACAGATATTTTTACCTCTGCTTCTCTTAAAGTACCGTAGGTATTTTTTGATTTAACAGACATTCCTGTTACACCAGGCATTGGCCTAATACCTGTACTATTCGGCCTGTTGTTGTAAGCAGCAAAATTATCTACTTCCTTACCTGTATTTACACCGCCTCTAAGTCCTCTGTTTGGATTTAGTAAACCGCCTTGTAATATATTTGATCTTGCTAGAGTGTTATCTCCTGTGATGTCTGTTCTACCTTCCTTAGCTTTTAGTTTTTTTATTTCATCTTGAGATAAAGTATTAACACTTGAAGATAGTCTAATCCAAGCTGTTCTACTGTTTTGATACAGTATATCTTCTCTTTTCTTTGTGAGTGTTCTCGATAGGGAGGCTTCCCTAGCTCTTATTTGATCTGCTACACTAGGTCTAATACCACTTCCAATTTTTCCAGTACGTGAATTACTTGTTGCCATTACCTAGTTGCATTAACTTGATTATATAGCTGAATTGCTCCGCTTTTGTCTGCAGGTATTCTTAATTGTACTCCGGGTACTATTGTTAGTCCAGATTGTTGGAAGGTGTTTGCTGATGCTATAATCCACCATAGACTGTCATCACCGTAGAATTGTAGTGCTAGGGTATCGTACCTATCTCCTGCAGTAGTTATAACATAGTAGTCTTCTTGATTTAGAGGTATTTCCGGATATATAGAGTTCGTATAGTAAGGAACTCCTGTAGATGTTTTTTCTGTTTTAATATTTGTGTACCTATTTGCCATTAACTTATTTCTTCTGCTTGTGTAAAAAACGGTGAAGCACCTGGTTGATTTGTATTCTTGCTTGTAAAATAATGATATAGTCCTGTTTGCGGAGCAAAGTCATGTATCGGTTTAAAGGATATACTACACTCTAGTACCATTGGTAATTCTTGTACGTCTGATTCCCCTGATTCTGGCGATTTCATTGCAATTTCCCATGGATAATCTGTTTGCCAAGCATACTTAATACTAGTTATTACACCCGGCACTTGTGTAAGATATGAACCTAAAGTCAATTTAACAACAGTACCTCTCATAAAAGCACTATCTCCATATGTAGGTGCTGTAGTCGAAGCTAAATAGACCATTTTTCTGTATAACGGTTTCATTTCTGATCTAGTAGCTGCTGCTATTTTAAATGAAAAATTAATATCTCTACTAAATCCTCCATATGTATAGAAATCTTCTGCTCTACCTACGTACTTATGACCTTGCCAATCGGCATTAAATGAATCATCTAAACTATCTAAAAATGCTCTAAAGTGAATAAAAACACTCTCCCTGCTATCTGGGTTTATTATTTCAAAATATAGCTTTGCAAAATCTCTTGCTGCTGAATTTCCGTCTGGGTTTGTTTTTGTGAGATCTAATGCATTTATTTTATCTTGTACTTCTGGATCTGTTGGTGCATTATAATCTACTCTAGCTATTTTTTTTCCCTGAGATCCTAATCCTACTCTGGTTTCTCTAGCATACTGTGTGTAGTCTTCTTTAGGAATGTTTTCATATCCTTCTTCTGCTGAAGCATATAATTTACTTCCTTGAGCTCCTGAATCTCTAAAGTCTTGTATTTTTTGAGTTCCGAATACTAAAGTCCCTCTATCTCTATTAGGGGTAAATTTTTCATTACCTACTTGATCTTTCTTAGCTTCTTGAATACCTATTCCCGAAACTGTATTTACGTTAGCTTGATTAGGTACGTAATATGTTTCTAGGTTTGGTAGTGGTTGACCTAAGTTACCATTTATTACTGCATTTGTATAGGTCTTACTTTCGTTAAAAGTTTCAAAAAGACCTCCTTTTACATCTCCTTTATCTCCAGTTGATGGAATTAGTTTTTTAGTTTTATTCTCTGAAGGATTTTCTACAGGTTTTTTATATGGTTTAACAGTAGTGTACTTATTCTTATCTAGTAATCCAGGGTTTGGCTGATTTTTAGATCCTATTTCGCTCTTACTATCTTTACTTCCTGGTAGTTTTCCTTTTTCTACTGTAGTATCATTTGGATGTATTCCATCACCTACTGCTGGAGATACTATTATCGGTGCTCCTGTAAGTGTATTACCTATTACATCTTTTGCTGTCTTTCCTGTATAGGTATCTTGTGCAGTGTATAGCTGCTTTCCGTCACTACCGTTATTCGAAAGCAACTCTTCCTGATCAGCTTCTTTTATCTGATTACTTCTTCCTAATTCAAAAGGTTGAGCTGTTGTTTCGTACTGAGGTCCTAGCAGTGTTATTGGTTTTCCTGCCTCTGTTAATGCTTTATGTTGACTACTGTCTTCTGGTATAGATAAGTTAAGGTAATCATCGTAATCAAACTTACTCTCTCTCCCTAATAGCTCTGATTCATGTACTCCGGGAACTTCTTCCCCTCTTAATGCATACTGTGCTCCTTCTATTCCTCCGGCTCCAAAAAATTGAGCAAAACCAGAAGCTTGGTTTCCGTTTGCTGGTTGAAGATATGTATCAGTTCTAAATCCTTTTAAGAAATGAAGTCCTGTTCCATTTACAGGAACTTGTGCTAGGGTTGATCCTAATATCTTTGCTGTACCGACTAAGGTATTTCCTAATTGACCTAATACTGCTCCTGCTACTGTTTTATTCCCTCTATTTTTTATTTTTTTATCAATATCTATTTGTTGAAGCAAAGCTTCATTTAACAGATACTTAATTCCTGGTTTATCAATAAGCATTTGGGCAATACGGGAAGTATCGTCTATACGGTGTTGAGCCTCCATTCCTAGTTGACTTCCAGGTGCTTGACCTATGTTCTTAGTAATGTAAGGTTTATCGTTTCCATAACGAAGACTTTTTAGGTCTGTTTGGAGATTTATTAATCCGTTTGCCATAGTTGCTTATTATCCTGGGGGATTGTCCAAATACTTTGCTGGTGTTACTCCGTCTAAATCTAAAACAGACGGGGATGGATACCCACCTGGTAGATTAGGATTGTTGTTAATTGACGATTGGTAATGCATAGTTGAGTTTGGATTGGCACTAGCAATTTGTGCTGGTGTAAGTCCGTCTAAACCTAGGTTGCTTGATGGTAATAAGTCTAATAGTCCCATATTAATTGTTTTTTATTTTATTATAAATAGTGTGTTACTGTGATTTTAAAACTGCAAGTGATTGTGCTCTACCTACTTTATTTGCATCTAAGTAAATATCTTGTCCATCTCTAACAAGATTAATTAGTGTTGTTAATTTTTCATTTACAGCTGCCATTGAGGAATTGCCTTCTCCTTCTTTTCCTGTTGCTATTTTCTCTTCTCCTCCTCCAAAAAGTGATGCAACTCCATCTGCTACTGCTGTTAGGCCTGTTACTGCTACTAGCGCCGGAATCGCCATTGGTCCTGCAAGTGCTATTGCTCCTAACCCTGCTGCTATTCCGAATAAGGCTGGTCCTAGAAGAAGCATTGGTCCTATGCTATCCATTGTAACAGCTCCCATTAGTTTTACAAATCCATCTGCTACTGCCCCCACCATTGTTGCTAGTCCTGTAAAAATAGAAGTAACTACTGTTCCGAAGGCTTCAATTGCAGGTGCTGCCGATGCTAGTGCAATTCCAAATGGTATCATTGCCAATCCTAGTGCTGCTATTAAGCCTATTGCTGCGAATGGAAGTCCTGTTGCTGCTGCTACTCCTAATGCTCTTAACCCTGTAGCTAATGCTCCTAATCCTATTGCTGCTGCTTCTCCTATTAACGCTATTCCTCCTAAGAATATTAATGAAGGTATTGCTATCAGTCCTGCTACTCCAAAAGCTGCTAATGCTAACGACCCCATAAGGGTACCTGACATTGCACTTAGTCCTGTTGCTAATGCTGTAAAGTTTGAAGATAAACTTTTCAAGTCTACTTTCCCCATAAACAGTAAAAATGGTGTAGATGGAAGTGCAAGTACTAAAGCTGGGCCTGCTAATGCTAAGTTGACAATTCCTTTTAGTACTCCTTGAGCACCCATTTGTTTTAGTCCTTCTGCAAGATTCTTCATACTATCTTTAAATCCTGTCCCGCCTACCTTATCTTCTACGGTTCCTTTTGCTTTATCTTCAACGGCTCCTTTAACAGTATCTAGTATACCCCCCTTTTCAGGAGCTTCAGCTACTTTTGGTGCTAATCCACCTAGGTAACTATCTTTTATCTCTTTAAACTTGTCGAAAAAGTCTGATTTGCTTATGTCTTTGAGTGATTGTCCTAAGTTACGGATTCCACCTACCATTGAACCTATGCCTTTTGCAATAGCTCCTCCCATAAAATATAACCCTATTGCAATTAATAGTGGTTTTATTAGTCCTAGTGTATCTAAGAATTTAACTATATACCCAACAATTCCTGCAATTGGATTTATAATTGCCCCTATTACATCTGCTATATCTGCAACAATATCTAAGATAGGAGCAAATGCTTGAGCAAGCTTATCAATAGCTTTCGATATTCTTTCTTGAACATCCATCTGTTTCATCGACTCCGCTGTTACACCTGCTGCTGCTGCTGCTTGTTCTTCAGTCATATGCTTCTCGATAGCTTTATTATATGCTATTCTTGCAAGTTGGTCTTTTGTTAATCCTAATGCTTTTGCATAAGCCTCTTGTTGAATTCGGTTCATTTTTCCAAATTCATTAATATCTACTGAATTTTTAAAGATTTCGTTACCTAATCCAACTAAGTCATTCTTTAATGCTAGTTCTCTAGCTCTCTCTAAATTAAGCTGTTTTCCTGTTAGTAGTTCTGCTTCTAGTTCTGCTGAAATTGAGTCTTCAAAATTCATTAACGAACTTGCTATACTATCAACATCTTTTAACTCTAATCCTAATCTTCTTGCAGCTGAAGCTGCTTTTGCAATCATTGCAGGATTGTTTCCTAATGAGAGTTTTATTGAGTCTGATGTTGTTGCTACATCCCTTAGTATTTGTCCTTGACTTACTGCTGCTCTATTTGCTTTATTAAATGCAGATGTTGATGCTACAATCCCGTCAACCATCCCGTTAATATCACCTGTGGTTGTCTGTGCCATAACAGCTAATCCACCTGCTTCATCAGCAGCTAAACCCATTTCATTTTTAAGTCCTGCTGCTCCTGCTAGTACGTCTGATGAAAATGCATTTTGTGCATTGATGCCTAACTGTTGTGTTAGTTCAACTGCTACTTTTAGTACATCTACTGTAGTTGCTACTTCAAAATTTGCTCCTGCTAATGCTTGACTATTTTGTCCAGTTAACCTTTCTAATTCTACAGATGCTTTATTTACTTCTAAAAATCCTGTGATAATTTTTTGTATTCCGTAATCAACAACATTTACTAAAGTAATTTGTTCTTTTACTGCTTCTGCAATATTTTTGTATTTATTTGTCTGAGACTTTAGTTCGTCACTCTGACTTTTGTATAATAAAAGCTGCTTTCTTAGTTCAGATTTTTTTTCTAATTCGTGGACACCAAGTCTTGCATACTCCTTTCCTATATCTGCAATTGCCTCTTGATTTAGCTTGTACTGCAGTCTTGCTTGCTTTGTCTTTTCAATTGCATCTGAGAAAGGTTTTGATAGTCCTTCAAATCCTAATTTTCCTAAAAGATTACCTACTCCTTCTAATCCTACTCCTAATAATCCTATTTCTTTGTTAACTTCTTGTTGTAACTTAATAGTTTTATCAACCTGATTGTTAAACTCAATTGCTTCCTTAAGAGCATCTCTAGTAGCTTCTAAGTCTGCGTCATTTAGATTACCCATACGTTCGGCTATCCTAAGTTCTTCAAAGTGTACTCTAGCCTTGTCTTTTAAGTCTTTTAGTTGTTTTTCTGTGTATGTATTCTCACCTCTTCTATAATCAACTAATTTTCTTGAAATATCAGAAATACCTGTAAGGGATTTTTTTGCTGTTGCCAAATACACATTCTGCCTTGACATTTCATTGACGCTATCTTTAAACGATTTTGAAATATAGTCAAGATGACCTCCCATTTCCCTAAGCTCAGTTGAAAGTGCTCCAAGTAACTGTTTAGCATCTTGTAGATTTTTTACATCAAAAGGTTGTATATATCCTAACTTCTTTCTGAGATCTTCAATCTGAGTTTTAAAATCTTTTAATTCTTCTGCAGGTGTCATTTTAAAAATAGTTTATTATAAATAGGTAAAGCCCATATTATCTACGGGCTTTTGTACTATAGTCTGGAGCTTTAATTTTTCCATTGTCAAGTAATGACTGTTTTCCTGAAGCTTTCTGACTCTGTTTATTTTCATTTTCATAAAACTCAATCATTGTTCTATGTGTGAATCTTCTTAACCATATAGGAAATTCGTATACTTCCCCAAAAGAATATCCTCCCTTGCCATGGAAACATATATCATGGATTTGATTAAAGAGAGACGCTCTATACTCCGGCGTCAGGCCAAAGAAAGCTAACTCCAATTGGAATATCAACCCCTCCATCTGGTCCGTTCTCAGGATAGAACTTTAGGTTTACATCAGGCTGAACTTGTCTAATATGCTCTCTAAATGCTCTAGAATCTCTAGCTAAGAAATAATTATCTACGAAATCTCTAATTGTTTTTATTTCTGTATCTCCATTTACCGAGGTAATCATTCTCTTTAGTCTTGTAGATAGTTCTGCTGAAGATTCTTTGTTAAGTCTCTTAAGCCCTTTTACTTCTTGATCAATTGCTTGTTCGTCAGCATGAGTAAGTAGTTTGAATGTTAGTACGGCTTGAGAGGATGGAGTAACAAATGTAAATTTATTCTCTCCTGATTTAAATAATGATTCATCTAATTCTTTTGGTTCAAGTAAAGATAAATCAACTACTTGTTTTTCTCCTGCGTAGTCAAACTCATAATCTTTTCCGTAACCTAAAATACGGGAAGCAATTAATATTGCATTCTTATCCCCTACTAGTAAATCTCCATAGGTAATTGGTGTTACGATAAGAGATTGTAATAATTTATCAATAACTACTCCTGATTGTATATAGTTTTGATTTGTTAGAATATCCTCTTCTCTAGCAGTCATGTACTTCATTTCAATTTTACCTTCTGCTAAAGGAGAATCTTTTGGGTAAAGTAACCCTTTTGAAGGAAGTTCCACCATTTCGGTAGGAAATTTTTGTTTTTGTTCCATAAATTTTATTTGTTAGTAACTTTTTCTATATATAAATATATGAAAATAAAATTTATAAAAAAAGCCTGTATTTACCAGGCTCTTATTGATTGTATTTTGTACTTGATTAATAGTTTAAGACACAATAATCCATTGCTATTGTAATTCCTATCTCTACAATACCATCCGTTGAAGTCCAGTCGAATTGACCGAAATCACCTTTAGTAAGAAAGGCTCCTTTAATAATCCATTCTCCTACGATATCTCCTACAGGACCTAATATGTTTAAAGTTAAATCTTTTTTGTAGAAATCAGAATAACCTGATCTACCGGTTACTGATTCGTGTGCTAGACGAGCCCATTCCATTACTGCTTGTGCTCCAGAAGGTGTGATTGGTGAATACAAAGTCATATCCATATCTTGCCACTCTCTTTTTCCCCTAATTTTTCTATAGGTATTAATGTGATCAAGTTTTATTACTGGATCTTGGAATGTTGGTGCTTTTACATTCTTTACCATAAAGGCTGGAATGTTATCTATATACATTACGAACCTGTGTTGAACCATTGGTTCAAAAGCTCTAAACATTATCTCATTAGGGTCGAGAACAGCCATATATTTCTTATTTTATTAGTTATTTTTATTTTTATTTTGTTTGCAATTTTCTCTATGAAATCTCTTAAAAGCACTTGCTCCTTGTATCGATCTTCCACAATGCTCACAGTTTTGTATTCTGTGACTTGGATTGTTACTTATAAATAGAGCTACTTGATGGTTTCTTTCTTCTACTTTTGTAGTCGTAGGCACGTTTTTCAGTGCCTATTCCTACATAAAATACTTTATTTGAATCTAAATTAATATGTCTGTAAACGACTATCAAGATACTTTATTTTATTATAAATATGTGTTGTTAATAAATTATGCAAATGTAGCTCCGGTTGGTTCAACTACGAAGTCTAATACTACGAATTCGATAGTTTTTGTTGGTTGGATATAAATTTGTCCTACTAATTGATTTCTATCTACAACATCTGCTGTGTTGTTTGTATCATCCATTACTACTCTATAAGCATAAAGACCTTGTCTTTGTACTACTGATTCTAAGTAAGGATTTACCGTCGCTAAGAACTTATTTCTTGTTGCTATAGTATTCTGTTCGAATACTAAGTTTTTAGCTTGGTCACCAATAAACTTCTTAAGTTCTATAAGTAAACGTCTTACATTTACTCTATCTAATGCTGATGCTTTAGTTTGTAATGTTTTTTGTCCGAATACTGAAATACCTGTTCCTGGGAATGTAGCAATTGGATTTACTTTTGCTGCATAAAGAGTATCTCTATCCCCTTTAGTTAATTTTCTTTCTGCTTGAATTACTCCTGGAAGTCCTCCTCTTACAAGTCCTGCTGGGGCAAACCATGGTGCTGTAGCTGCATCTGTAAATGCATAAACTCCTGGAATAATTGTTCCTGCTGGTGCATATTCGTTTCTACCTGTAGCTGATTGAAGTTGCACCCAAGGCCAGTAAGTTGCAGCGTATGATGAGTTAATTGTTACTGCTTGACCTGTTACATCACTTACAATCGATCCTGTCTTTACCAAATCAACTACTGCAATACAATCTCCTCTTGATTCTGCTAATGATATAAAAGAAGCAAGTGTAGAAGTAAATCCGGCGTTATTAAGTAATCCTGGTGTTGAAACTACGTTAAATTGGTAATCATCTTTATTCGATAATAGTGAGATTGCTGTTGCATAGTTTGCAGGTACCAATCCTTGAGATTCTCCTGATGTAGTTCCTATTGCTCCAAAATAACTAGCTCCTGATTTTGCTGTTCCTATAGCACTGTAAAATGCTCCTGAAGCTGCTCTTGGTAAATATGTTGAGAAGGAAACTCCAGATGCATTTGTATTAACTGTGATTCCATCATTCGCTAAATAATCAGGAGTTGTTAAGTCTACTGAAGATACTCTAATATAGTTTGATCTGTTAGGGAATGTACCTTGGAAGTAGTTGTACGATACTCCTGTTGATGAATCTGTTGCTACTGTTACGTACTGGTTACCTATTACTTTCTCAATATAGTTATCAGATTTTGGATCTAGTGATAAGTTAGTAAATGTTTCTAGAATTACCTGATTGTTTGTATTATCGTTACCCTGTCTTACAAGTAATGTGAATGTTCCTAATGTTGTATTAATATTTGCAACTTGACATCTTACATTATCTGCTGAACCAGATATTAATGATCCGTCTGAGTTTTGAGCTCCTGGATCTGCTGCTCCTGTTGCGTTATTGTAAGTAACTCCTTTTCCTAATGTAGTTAAAGTAAACGGTGCTTGATCTGTACCACCTCCTAGGGTAATTAATGTAAAGTTAGGTGTTGATTTTGCTGCTGATCCAGTTAAGAAAGTTATTCCATTTGCTAAAGTACCTAATGATGCTGTTAGAGCTAATGCTGTAGCAGTTCCTGAAGCTGAAACAGGTACGTAAGCTGATGCTCCGTTAATTTCTGTTACTAAATTAGTTATTGTAGTTGCTACTGAAGATCCTGTTGCAAAGTACCAAGTATTTCCTGATGGATTATCTGCTGGTACTGATCCCGTAGCAACGAATGTATATGTAGTTCCAGCGTATGATACTGCGTACTGTTGTCCATCTGCTGATTGAGATGCAATAGTTCCTGAACCTGTTGCTTTATTTAATCCTGTTAAAATATTTGTTGAAACCGCTCCTGTATATGATCCAGATACAACTCTAGTCACTAATGCTGTTTGACCTCCTTGTGAGAAATAGTTTTTTACAGCAACTGAAGTTAAAAATTCGTAGATATTAGACGCTGAAGTAAATGTCTCCCCAAACTTTCTAGTATAATCGTTATACGAAGTTACAGCAGTTGGCTGATTGTCAGGTCCTTTAACTGTTGGTCCAATAAATGCTGCTCCTGCTGCAACTGGTGCTGGTTGTACAAAAGAGATGTCATTTTCCCTTGTAAATACTCCTGGAGAGATAATTGATTCTGCCATGTTTTTTAAAATTGTGTTAGTTATTTTTTAATAATCTATATATTGAGAAAACCTAAACTAAATAAGAAGGTCTTTTATTCTCTAATAAATAGGAAAGGAGAGTCAAAACCCTCCTTAAGTAATTCGATACTGTTATTTTACTCTTCTTGTAATTGACTGGGGATAAAAACTCCTTCCTCGATATTAATAGTTCCGTTTCCGTATTCTTTTTCTAGAAATTCTGCTAGTATTTTTTCTTCATCCTTTAGTTCAGTAAGAAATTGTTCTACATTTAATCTTCTCTGATTAATATTTAGTTTTTCTAACTCTATTTGACCTAGTTCTACTTTTACTTCCTGGTTTCTAAACTGTATTGATTTTATTTGATCTATGATTTCTTGTGGTAATTTTGTTGGTTCCATAAACTAGTTATTTTTATTATAAGTTATCGATTTTTATTTAAAAAAACAACTATGATAATAATAGTAGAGCCAATATTGCTCCTAATATACCTCCATAACTTCCCATATTAACATCTGTTTGATGAAATGGTGCTTGGTATTTATATTGATAATACCCTTCTCTTACCCCATTAATAGCATAAGCTCCAAATCCTCCTAAAAAGATAGGTAAGAAGTTCCCCGTTTCTTCTAGATGAGCATAAGTAAATAATAACCAAATACTAAAAAAAGTTAATACTAATGAGTAACCAAGATGTTTATGGTAGTTCTGCTTTATAAAGTTAGGTGTAAATATTTTTTTTATATCTAAGATATAGTTTGTAAAGTTTTTCCAAAGTATAGGAAAAATTATTACTTCAAAATAAAATTTTTTCATAGTGATTCAATATAAGTTTGTATTTCTTCTTGAGTAAAAAACTCTCTGTTATATACAGTTCCATTTGCTATTAAATAAGCTCTGTATAATTCAAATGTAGGTTCTCCATCTTCCATAATCACAATCTCATTGAGATCGTTAAATGTTATACTATCTGATGTTAAATAATAATTCATATTAAGTAAATTTAATTAATTGCATTCCTCCAAAATCTAAAGCACATATTGCTGAATTGGCATTATTACTACATCCTGCTGACATTGTTAGCAATGTTGAAGCTGCTATTAAATTAGTACTTACTGTTCCAGTAACTGTATCTCCGGTATTTAATCTTTTCAATGTATATTTAATATTTCCACTTACTGTTTCTATAGTGGCATAGTACATATCTGTAGAAACTGTATTAGCAGGAAAAAGAGCACCTAAATCTATTGAAGTTGCTGTTCCTGTTGCATCGTTATGAATAAATTGCCAATTAGTACTACCATCTATTCTAGCAAATGCTGCACAATTTATAAACGTAGTTGGATCAACATTTGTTACAATAAAATTTGCTACAAAAACACCAATAGAATATCTTACATTGGTATTTGTTGCACCAGTTGAAGCTCCAAATTTAAATGATGCCTTAAAGCCAGTATTTATACTAAAATAACCTACAACTTGTCTAAAGGTAAAAACATTAGCTGCAACAGCTGTAGTTTCTAAAGCAATTCTTGTTGTTCTTGTAAATAGATTAGTATCTGTAATTGTTCTTATTCCTGGAGTTCCACCAATAGTTAAAGCAGTTCCTACAACATTATTTGTTGTTGCAGCACCATTATTAGGCATATTAATAGTTATGTCTTGTAATAGTATATCAGGTGCTACAAAGCTTGATGTACTTGAAGTTAGTACGTAAGGTTGTAACATTGAACTAGTTGCACTTGTTAGCACATAGTCAGGAGCTAGTGATGCTGTAGCTGCAAAGGATGAGCTTACTGCTTGTAAAACATATGAAGCACTTTGTGCATTTTGAACGTATGAAGCTGTTAATGCATTTGTAGCCCAAGATGAAGTTCCAAATAAAGAACCTGTAAATCCTCCAGTAAATGATCCTGAAAATGATCCTGTATTTGATAGAAATTGATCTACTCTATTTGCTGTTACTATTAATGAAGGAATACCTGGTACTACTCCAAATGCGGATTCTGCATGTAAACGTACATTAGCATCTGGTGAATACCACATTAATTGGAAGTAATCATTTGCCGCTGCATTTACAAAGAAATTCCATGCTGCAACGTAATGAGCCCCATTACCAGTTAATTGTACTGATGTTGCTGTATCTGTTAAATTTGTTCCATTTTTTCTAAGCCAAATCCATATTTCATCTGTTCCTGAATCTGTTTTATCTACTTGAGCAGAAAATTGAATGTCGTATACACCTGCATTTTCAGTCTTAATATATGTGTTAAATGGGTCTGTTGATCCGGATACTAATACTCCATTTGTAATGTCTGTTGTGTTAAGAGACATTGAACGAGCGGTACCCGCTACATTAGTTTGTGTTTGGGTAGAGTAAAACGACCCATATGATCCAGTTGCTGTATTAAACCCACCACCACTACTTAATGCTGAGACTGTAACTTGTCCTAAACCATTAGTTGGTGATAGTGTTACATTTGGTCCTGCTAGTAATTGTGTTACTCCTCCGTTTAGAGCATATGAAGCTGTTATTGAATTGTTTGACCAAGATGAAGTACCAAATAAAGATCCTGTTATACCTTGAGTTACATTTAAAGAACCAGTTATTACTTGATTTCCTATAAAAGTATTTGAACCAGTTGTTGCAAATGATCCTGTATTTATACTACCACCAGAAGCTGTTGAATTTATAGTTACCGAACCGCTTCCGCCATTGGTTATAGTTACATTTGTTCCAGCGATAATTTGTGTTACTCCACCGTTTAGTGCATAGGAAGCTGTTGTAGCAAATGAACTTGATATTGATCTTGAAGAGCTTATAGCAAAAGATGCAGTTAAAGCATATGATGCACTTACTGCTTGAGTAGCATTTGCAGCATTATCTGCATTTGTAGCATTTGTTGCAGTTCCTGTTAAATTTCCAATTATACCTCCAGTTACATCTAAGGATCCTGTTATTTCAACTATAGAATCATGAGCATATATTAAGTTTGATCTATTTTCATTACTTGTACCATTTCCGTGAATAAACGAAGATGATGTTCCAAGTGGTATATTATATTGACCCTGTACATGTTGATAGTTTCCTAATGCTACTGTTTCTAGACCTTCAGCATGAGCATAGATTCCTATTGCTTGGGTAAGTCTACCTTCAGCATGGGAACCAACTCCTATTGCTTGTGTGGATGCTCCTTCTGCATGTGAATAAGTTCCAACTGCTTGTGTGTTTCCTCCTTCAGTATGTGAATAATTTCCTAAGGCAGTAGTAGTCTGTCCTTCTGCATGGGAGTAGTCTCCTACAGCTTTAGTGCTATTTCCTTCAGTATGTGAGTATATTCCCGGTATAGTGCTGGTGCTTCCAAAGGTTCCGCCATTGTTTAGTAAGTATGTTATATCTCCAATAACACCTGATGTTACATTTAATGTAGTATCTACTAATTGTATTAATGTGCTAGACCCATTAAAAGTAACAGTGTCAATTAAATAAGATGTCTTTGTATTAATATTAGTATCAAACACATATAAATAACCGCCTGGTGTAAAAAAGGATGATACATTACTATTTAGAGTTATTAATCCATTTACTATATTACCTTTTTCAAATGCAGTTTGAATACCTGTTTTTGTTTGAGTTCCTTCAGCATGAGAATAGTTTCCTATTGCAATTGTATTATTTCCTTCTGCATGTGAGTATATACCACTTGCTGTAACTGCAAGTCCTTGTTGTAAACTCTGATTTAAGTAATCAAAAGTAAATGATCCTGTACCCTGAAGTCGACTTCCACTATTAAATTGAATTTGAGTAGTACTTCCTCCAGCGATTGATGGTGCCCAAGAAGCTGATATTGCAAATGAACTTGATATTGCTTGTGAAGCACTTATAGCAAATGAACTTGATATAGCATTTATAGCCCAAGAAGCAGTACCAAATAAAGAACCAGTAAAACTGCCAGTAAAACTTCCTGTGTTATAAGATGAAGTAAAAGCATTAAATGAAGAAGTTGTTACAAAAGAACCAGTATTTATACTTTGTGCAGGTAAATTTGTTAACCCACTACCGTCTCCGGTAAAACTTCCTGTAAAAGATCCAGTTAAGTTAACAGTTATTTGCTTTCCTTGTATTAATTTTAATGCCATATCTTAACTAAATTTTCCTACTATTATTACTTGATCTGTAGAATCTAATGTAAATCCTAGTTGATTAAATGTAACTTGTATGTTTGCTCCACTCTGCACTGTCGTTCTATTTTCTGTTGGAATCATTACTCCGTTTATATATACTTGAAAATCCCCTTCATCCATAGTAGGGAATCCAGTTGGTGGTGTTGCAATTAAATGATTATTAAATGTAGCAGTTGTACTTGTTACTGTATTTGCTAATGCTGTATTTGACATTCCTACGTACGCTATCTGTTCTGCTGTCATTCCTGATCCTCCTGTTCCTCCCCCGCTAGATACTCCGGTTAAGGCTGTATCGTAGAAGCGAGTAGGAGCTTGTGTTAGTGGGCTTCTTGCTGCTGCATTAAGAATTTCTACACTACCTGCTGTTTCTATTTTAAAACTAACAGCTGATTTTGAGAAGAATTTTCTTGGATTAGCTGCAGAAGTATTTATTGCATCCGATACTATATACCCTGCCATTTTAATTTGGAAGGTAGTTTTTACTGTTCTATCATTTCCTTCTACTAATTCAGTTGTTGTTGTATAATTATCAATTGCTGCTCTAAATTTAAATCTCTCAGGATCTCCCCAATAAGCATCTGATGCAAAATTAATTGATTCAACTATCTTATTCATTTGCTCTACGTATTCTGTAAATATTGTACAAGAATAAGTAATATTAATATAATCAGGAATAATAACTCCGTAAAATTCTCTTACCGGAATTCTATTTGTAAGTATCCCAAAAGCATCGTATATATTTTTATTTGAGTATTTTTTTTCAAAAACACCAAAATGAATTGGATTATTTGCATCCATTTTATTCCCAAGAGCTCTATTTTTTTCAAGAGAATCTCTCTTAAACATAATTAATGGTGCTTGCATTTTACCGTCCTTATCTCTATAATACCCATCTTTTTGAACTGATGCCCATCTTTCTGGTGAACCGTAAATGAAAGGAACAGGTACTTTTATTCCGTTTTGTTGTACGGATGGTTTAATTACATTTTGAAAATAGTATACAATTGCAGAATCTATATCTTTTAATCCAACTGAGAAATCTTTTGTATCGTCATTCTTCCTTGTTCTTTGATTTTCTCTTCTTTTATTTGCTGGCACAGGAGCTTTACCATTATTCAAATATGGTGTAATCGTCTCTTGAGACAATTCTACTTGTGATTTTGGTATAGGCTTTCTTGTTTTTGCCATTATAATCTATCTTTTACAATTGCTACTTTGGTTGATCTAGTTAAGTGACATTCCAATATTAACGATACGGATGCTCCAAAATTACTTCCATAATCAGTTAGACTATATGCATTGTCTTTCCCTAAGAATAACTGGTTCTCTGTAATGTTATCTATTTCGTAGTAATTCTCCATCCACATTACAATATCTCCAATCTCAGGTTCAGTATTTGTATCTATTAGATCCTGTCTTAACATATTGAATTTAACCTCTCTTACAATATCCACCCCTAAATCATCTACAGTTGATCTTTGATCTCCTCTCTGAATTAAGCAATTATATTTGATTGGAGACCAGAATACTTTTTCCATTCCCTCTCCATAGATATTTGCAGTAGTTTGTTCTAAAGACATTTTATAGAATAGGATTTCCTGCTCTATAACGTCTGAGAGAAGTTCTCTGTTAATTCCTGTGAATAATCCAAAATCTCTTTGACTACCGAATATCATTATCTATTTGTTGGTTCTATTGTATTTGATGCTACTTCTACTCTTTTTATATTAGGTACAAGCCTGAAAGCATCTTTTCTTATTTTTTCATACACCCCTTGTGCCGGTCTTGAAGTAAGTATTTTTACTTTTAAAACCACTATGTTAGTTTCTTCACTAGAATCTATAGCAGTTACTCTTGTAACTCCAGGCATAGCTCTAATAAAATCAGCTACTTGAGAAGCAGTAATTTCGTCTGTATGCCTTACTCTCATTAGTCCCTGGTATAGGCTAAATTCTTTTGCTTCAGTTAATATATCTTTTAATTTCATTATCCTATATAAATTAACATTGGTACTTGGCTAAGAGTTTTACCTAAAGCCTCTACTTCTGCTGCTTTTCTTTCTAATTGTGCTTGTTTTGAAGTAGCATCTAAATCCCCTCTTAATTTTTCCAATAATGCTGTTTTTTCTGTTCTAGCATCTGATAATAAATCAGCTTGATTTAAAGTAGCTTCTGAACCTGGAATAGGAACTGTTGTATATTTTCCTCTAACGTATGCTAATAATTCTTTTGCAAGTGCTAAGGTATATCTATAAATCCATTCCCTACCTGGTGTGTTAATCTGAGTAAAGGAAGGATTTGTATATGGTACATTTGATATATTTGTTATTGGAGTTCCTCCTGTAGCTGCTGCAGCAGTATTTGCATTATCACTTAATCCCTGTTTTTCTGCTACTTTATAATATTCAAATCTTATATACCCTGATCTGGTTGGTACTGGAAATAATCTTAATTGATTATCGATTATTTCAAAAGAGTATGCTAATTTTCTTACCTGGTCATTAAATTCAATTGCCTGTACTTTTAATATATCATAAGAAATTGGCATTAATAAGAAATTAACCCCTGGTGAGTATGATCCAAAATCAAAAGCATCCATAAGTGATTGAATACCTGTTCCTGTACCTGCATAAGGATCAAAGTATCTCATAATGGCAGGTGGTGCTTGGTAAAATACTTTTCTTATTTCAATTGATCCTGTTATTCCTTGACCAATCGCCCATTGTTTTACATCATATACTTGCTGTCCAGAAATTACTTCTATTGATCCAGTATACATTCTTACGTTACCTCCTACACCTGCTTCAGTTCCATATGCTTCAGATAATCTAATCGTATTTTGAATAGAAGGCGTAATTACTGAATTATTTAGATTTGATCCTGTTGGACCTCCTTCTAATGATAGGTAATTCTGTACTACTTGTGCTTGATATACTTCATTTCCGTAAGTAGTTACAGCTTCTTCAAAGCATGCATAAAATGATCCTGAGTTAAGTTCAACATCCATTAACGGATATCCTAACCTAATGGCACAATATTTTGCTACCTTATCTGCTGAGGATGAAAATTGGTTATCTGCATCGTAAAATCCGAATGGTGTTTGACCTGGTGAGAATGTAGAACTACCATTCCATATTGATACTGTTGCCATTGACTATAATTTATTTATAAATAGCAAGTTTCTATCAATCTCTAAAATCCTGATATACTTTTAG